TTAGAAGCAGTCCTTAAAACAGACCCAAAAAGCTAAAAACAGCGAATTGATTGACTTTCAGAAACTCCCACCGGCTCCATATATACTTTCTAAAGTTTTCTAAAACTTTCTAAAACGTTGTAAAAACAACGTTTTTTGTTTTATACTTTCTATTCCTTTTTGAACCTTTTTGAAACTGGCAGACCCAAAAACAGACCCTTTTTCTCCAAAGGGTCTGTTTTTTATGTTATTTGTTTAAAAATCAATATAGTTTGCGAATTTCTCACCAATGCTATCTTTAGCCTCTCTAGTGATGTGAGTGTAGATATTCATGGTTGTTTTTAGGTCCGAGTGTCCAAGTCTATATTGGACCTGCTTGAGTGTCATACCAGCTTCGAAACATAGGCTGGCATGTGTATGACGAAATCCATGGATCCTAATTGGGCGCATGTCCGAATCTTTGACAATTTGTTGTAGCCATTTCCGTGGTAGTGTTCCTGGTATTGGTTTTCCAAATTCATTTTCAAAGATAAAAGTAGTAGTAGGATTTATCTTTCTCCACTCAGTGAGAAGCTCACTTGTCTTTTTGTCCAAGCTAATCAATCTGTTACTAGTTTTGTTTTTTGTAGCACCTACGGATTCCCCGTCAAATCCTCTCGTAATGGCTTTGTTTATGCTCAGAGTGTTATTGGTCCAGTCTTCCCATTTGAGGGCTAAAACCTCCCCTTTTCGAGCCCCTGTGAAGGCTAAAAGACGGAAGAGGACTTTCTTTCTTAGGTCATCGGTTTGATCTACCAACTCGAGGAAAGATTTCAGTTCTTTCTTGTCATAAAAATCGCTATCTGTATCAACTCTCTTCTTGACAAGCGTCGTTACACTCTCAACCGGATTGGTCGAGATGTATCCATGTCTGATAGCGTATTTACATATGTTATTCATCAGGCCTTTCATCTTACGGCCATAGACTAACTTCTTAGACCAGGAATTGACTTGTTCTTGAAGCTGAAGAGGAGTGAGAGAAGATATTTTTTGATCTCCTAAATTCGGATAAATATGATTTTTTATATTCCGTTCGGTCTTGATGTAGGTGCTATCCTGTACTGTGTCAGCATATTCCTTGAGCCATTTTTCAGCGACTTCCTCGACAGTGATTTCCTTGACAGTGATTTCTTCGCTATTTTCACGGTCAGTTTGAAGTTGGAGAAGTGCTGCTCTTGCCTTGGCTTTCGTCTGGAAGCCCTGACGCTTTACATACTTGTCCTTTCCATTTTCTTTACCGACATAGATCCTGAATTTATAGGCAGTGTCGCCATTTTTCTTTTTATAAGATTTTATTTCCATTGCGTTTTACCTCATTTCTTGATAAAATGGGCATAAGAAAAAGACCTTTTGAATGGCTTTTCTTAAACTGTAATCCTCACACTCAATTTTTGGCGAAGGCGAGTGTGGGGATTTTTGTTATTTCTTGTTAATTAATCATCAAGCAATCTTATGAAGTCATTTTCTGTCATAATTTCAATATCATGACCTTTTTCAAGCAATGATTGTGCTTTCTTCATTTTACTACTTAGACCGTCTACACCGACCACACGCCAATCTTGTTCACCGACAACTAGAATATTTGTATGATTGGTGACACCTTTTTCTGGGACTCCACCAACAAGTGCTACCGCTTTGTTAGCTTCTTTTCTGGTCATTCTCTCTAGTTTTCCAGTAAAACAAAAGTACAATCCGTAGAAATAGTGGTCTGGGTCCATTGCTGCTTTCTCCTCTTCTGTAGGAGTATAGATGAGATTATCTTTGTACTTAGCGTCTTTTTTTCTCTTAAAACCATGCTGGCCAAGCAAACCGGTCTTATCATAACGATACTCTTTTAAAAAGTCATTGAGGTCAGAAAATGAGTTGGCTGATAATAGATGATCTAGAATTAAACCACTAGCTTTCGCATCAGACAAAGCATTATGATGGTCTAATTGAATATTCAATGCTTTCGAAAGATTTTTTAACTTATAATTTAATTGTCCTGGCATAGCAACTTTTGCAAGTCTATACGAACAAATATATTTTATATCGTCATAATCCAACTGATATTTATTGTAAACATCATTCAAGGCTCCCATATCAAACTGTGCAAAGTGGGCTACAACTATATCAGAACCAATAAAATCGACAATCGCCTTTCTCACCTCTGGGAATGTAGGTGAATCAAGAACATCTTCAGGTGTAATGCCATGAATGAAAATATTGAAATCATCAAATTCTTCTTCTGGATTGATTAAGGTATAGTAGGTGTCAACGATAGTTCCATCTTGAAACTTTACCAAACCAATTGAACAGATGCTTCCTCTGAAATCATTAGCAGTTTCAACATCTAAAGCAACGTACGAGTAAGACATATGAGTCTCCTTTCATTCGACCAATGCTAAGTATTCCTCTTGAACCATAATTTCATTTGTTATAGTTCTCAGATTATAGTAAGACATGAATTGTATGTAATCAAACTCTCTAGGGTCTTCTAGATTATCTAGTGCATCTTTTACAAGATGATGGATCATATTCCTATCAGCTTCATTCTCACATCGTAGGCGAGCGTTCTGGTACTCTGAGCGTGTGTGGTCCTTGTGTCCCAGTTCATGCAATAGTACCTTAACTCTCTCTTTTTTGTTGAGTTTACTCGATAGGAAAGCTGTATTAGTTTCTTGTTCATAAAATCCGAGTTCATCAGGCATTAAATCTCCATCAAAATCGATAATACGAACTTGATAATGGCTTATAATTTCTTTTTCGGTCACTAAGCAGTACCTCTAATCACCAGCTTCTTTTAGATAACCTTCAATAATGGACTGTATGATTTTCTTCTTTTCATCTGTTAATTCTCGGCCACCGAACATCATGACATTAGATGCCATTTCTTCAACATTTAGTGGCTTCCCTTGCCAAGTATACTCTTTTGGATCTCCAGCTATAGAAGGATTATCTGTACGTCCCAATAGGTAGTCGGTGGAAACGTTGAAGTAGTCGGCGATTTCTTGGAGACGGTCAGATTTAGGAGTTTTTTCTTTCAAAGTATAGAGGTAATTTATACTATAACCTAAATCTTCGGCAACTTTTTGAAGACTTATTCCTCGTTTTTGAGCAAGCTCCTTAATTTTTTCAAGTGTAGAAAACATTGTCATAGCACCTTTTCTAAGACATGACAAAAAATATTTTATAAAAAAGTGTTATTTCTGTTGACAAAAATAATACTAAAGTGTAAAATAGTTTTTGTAAGTTAACGAGTTAGTAAAAAACAGAGTTAAAACTTATCTAAAAATAAATAGCTTTGGCGAGCAAGAAAATTGATAGATATAATGTTTTATCAATGTTTTTAATTATGCTTTCATTTTACACTAAGGTGTAAAAGTTGTCAATAATTTTATAAAAAGATTTACTAACTCTTTAACTCTATCAAAAAAATAAAGGAGGAAGAACATGAGCCAACAACATCGCAAGTGGATCGAGCTTGTAAAAGAGCGAATTGAAAAACGTGGATGGTCACAGACGGACTTGGCCATTGTTGTGGGTGTTAGTCCATCAGCTATCACACAACTTTTTAAAGATGGAAAAGGTAGTGATGACTTGAAGCTTCGTATTAACAAGAAGTTGCGAATCAACGAGTCATGGGAGAAATTTGAGGAGTAGGAAATGAACGAAATTAGTTTATCGAAAAATCTGTCTCAGATAGAACTAGAAATCAGTCACCACAAGCAAATAGCTGGGCAATCCATTTGGGAAATCGGCAGACGATTAAACCATGTGAAGGAAAATAACTTAGCACATGGTCAGTTTGAAAAATGGTTAGATAACATTAAGATTTCTCATAGCGAAGCCAGAAAGATGATGACAATTGCTCAACAACTTTCAAATCGTTCAACGTTGAACGATTTAGGGACTTCAGCACTCTACCTTATTGCAACTCTTCCAGAAGAAGAGAAAGAGGAGCAAATCCAACGCATTGAAGATGGCGACACTCCGACAGTGCGAGAGCTGAAGGAAATAAAAAACAAACTCAAACTCAGCCAACAAGCAAATGAACTTCTACGAGCTGAAAACGAGAAAATCAAGTCTTCTAAGGTCGAAGTCAAGGAAACCATCAAGGAAGTTATCCCAGACGATTATAGGGCCACACAGGACCTAAACAAGCAGTTGCTGGAAAAGAATAAGGAACTTTCTAAAACCGTGAAAGCCATGGAAGAACGCTCCGAATTCATCGAAAAGCAACTTGCTGAGACACTGAACCAGCGTGAAGAGGTCGATAAGAAATCTGCTCAGTACGATGAATTGACACGAGCGATTGAAGAATCGCAAGGGCAACTCAACAGTGTCCAAAAACAAATCTCAGCTTACAAGAATATCACAAGCCTACTTCAAAAAGGGAATGACTTCTTGGCAAGTATGGGTGGTCTAATCTATGCAGATGAAGAGAAAGTCCTCAAAGCAGACGGAATCATCCGAAACGAATTTGATAGTTTTATCAGCCGTGGGCTTCGTTTCTTTAACGATCTGAACGATATCCGCAAAGAAAGCAACATTTTAGAAGGAGAATTTGAATAATGAATGAAGTTACTATTCAGCCTACCGAGTTAGTGGTAGAAGACGCAATGATCCATGCACTTCAGGAATTGAAAAAGCTGAAAGAAGGGCAATCCATCTTATCAGCTGATGTCGACTACTTAAAAAATGAGCAACCAGTCAACCCTTCGGTCTGTCTAGCGTTGGAAAAACTGCGTAAGAAGAAAGTCGTGGCCTTGCTCGGTGGAAAAGACAGCCAGGCATACCGTGACCGACATTTCGCACAATCAGTTTTCTCTCAGGCCGCTAAAGACTTCAAGGACTACTTCCGAATCCCTCGCTATGACTTATTGAAGCGTAAGGACGAAGAACAAGCCTTTGACTATTGGAATAGCTGGGAGCCATCAGCAAATACTAAGCTAGAAATCAAAGCCCGCAACGGACAGATGAGTTTGGTCGGGTAAGGAGAAATAAATGAGCGAACCATTAAAAAAAGCATTGCAAATAGAAAGTCTAGAAATTAAGATCAGCAATGATTCTAGCATACCTCACGTTATTTTAAATGGAGTTGATTTTCAAACTGAAGATATCGGTTTACAAGGAATAAATATTGTTTGGGAGACAAGTACGGACGAAGTTCCCGAAACTCTGATTCAAATCGACTATTTAAATGGTCGGAAGCCTCTTCAAGAGATATCTATTAGGCAATCATTCCCTAATACTCTACTGAAATAAATTCGAGAGGTAAATTAAGGTTAGAAAGGATTTCAAAATGGTCTTAGAGCTATTTGGTACAGACTTTAAAGATAAGTTATTCGAAGAACTTGTAACTCTCAACATCAAAGCTATGGAAGAAGCCCAAAGAAGAGCCAGCAAGCAAATCACATGGGTACCTATTAAGGCACTACAAGAAGCTACCGGATGGGGTAGAACCAAGCTGGAAGAGTGGAGAGACCAAGGAAAATTCCAATTTCAACAATCTGGAAAAGGCGGGAAGTATCTCTATAATTTGGAAGATGTTCAGCGATTCTGTCGAAGTTTGCAAAAATAAAAAAGCGCCTTGAGAAAAGGCACTTTTCAAAGAACTACATAATGATTATAACACAAAAGGAGAAACAATGACACCTATCAATAAATTATTAATGTTGATGGATTGGCAAGATGCCAATCGTCCGCTGAAGGTCGAAGAAAAAGCCGAATTGATGAAGCTTTCTGATATCGAATTCGAAGAGCAATTGCATCAAATGGCTGTAGATTTTAAGAATGACGGGGTGATTCGAGCATGAGCCTTAGAAAACTAAGATATATGACAATGATGCTTCTGTTTTTCTTCTCGCTGTTTTCTGTTGCGATAATTAAGGTTTCATATGACCAGCAACAGAAAATTGAAGAACTGGAGCGACGTGTGCACTCGCATTCTGGAAGCATTGGACGCTGGGCCGAAATTGTCGGACGAATGGAAGAAACCAACAAGGCCCAGGATTTTATGATCAACAAATTCAACCGGGAGTTATTCCCAGAAAAACCAACTGAGGTAGAGGTAGAAACTGATGACAACTATTGAAATTTTCTTGGCAGTAGCATTTGCTACGTATGTAGCACTTTCAGGCTTTGCGATCTTCGTATTGCGTGAAATCATCAAGAAACAAAAATCAAAAATGAAATATTATAAATCCGCTAAGTATCAGCGAGAACTGTTCAACAAACGGGCGACAGAAATCCACAAAAAGAAAAATGTGAAAGGAATGATGACAGCATGAGCGACAACGTACACAATCCAAAACACTACCAAGGTCGGAATGGCCTTGAAGCAATCGATGTTCATCGCAATTTTATGAACGATGAGCAGTTGACCGGGTATCATCTCGGCAATCTTATCAAGTACGTGCTTCGCTATCGTCGGAAGAATGGTATCGAAGACTTGGAAAAAAGCCAAGGTGCACATGGACTGGCTGATCGAAAAAGAAAAAGCTATGCTTCTACAGCTAGAAGCATTGGTTGGAGGTAACAATGATCAATAATGTTGTACTTATCGGTCGTCTGACTCGTGATCCAGAACTACGCTATACTCCGACGAATGTTGCTGCAACCCAATTCAATCTTGCTTGTAATCGGAATTTTAAAAATCAAAATGGTGAGTATGATGCAGACTTCATCAATTGTGTGATGTGGCGACAACAAGCTGAAAACTTTGCAAATTGGGTCAAGAAAGGCAATCTTGTCGGCATCACCGGTCGCATCCAGACCAGAAATTATGAAGGGACAGATGGTAAGCGTGTCTATGTGACAGAAGTGGTTGCTGAAAACTTTCAGCTTCTTGAAAAGCGTGATAATTCAGCAAATCAGAATTCTATGGCCGAGCAGATGCCTCCTTCGTTTGCGGGGGATCCAATGGATATCAAGGATGACGATTTACCATTTTAGGAGGCAACGAAATGGAAATTAAAGGAATTAAATACGTTTACGAGAACACCCCATTTGGTTGGGCATGGCAACTAGATATCGATGGGTATTGCCCTCTATATCCATGCGGAGAACTAAAAGGTTTGATGCAATTTGTCAGACAAGATTTAGATATCTTGCTCGACAAAATGAATTCTAATGATAATTACGGACTTGCATTCCATGCTTGCGGGTATAACTCGGAAGCTCAGCAAGATTTTATTGATGAATGGGGAAAATTAGGGGTTTGTGTATTCTAAGGAGGCAATAAGGATGTCGGACAACAAGAAATATTACTACCTGAGAGTAAAGGAAAATTTCTATGATAGTGATGAAATGATCATTTTAGAAAGTATGCCAGATGGTTTTCTGTACTCAAACATTTTAATCAAACTTTACCTTCGAAGTTTAAAAAATAATGGAAAATTGATGTTCAACGATCGAATTCCTTTTAATTCTGAAATGCTATCAAAAATTACGAGACATCCTGTGGCAGTAGTAGAAAAAGCTGTCAGCATTTTCAAGGAAATGAATCTCATTGATGTTTTGGACAATGGTGCTATTTTTATGCTAGATATTGAATCTTTTATTGGTAAAACTAACACAGAAGCCGATAGAAAACGTGAATATCGTCGCAGAATCAAGAAGGAAAAAGAACTATTACTCACGGGACAAATGTCCGGACAAATGTCGGACGGACATCCACCAGAGATAGAGCTAGAGCTAGAGAAAGAACTAGATATAGAGAAAGAACTAGATATAGAAAAAGAGCTACATCAGGAAGATGTTGGTGATCATCAAAATACCATCTTTACAAAATTAAAAGAGGCATTTGGAGAGATGGCTATCAATGGAACTGTATACGAGGAAGTAAATGATTTGGTAAAAACTCACGGGTCCTCGCTAGTTGTACATGCTCTAGATGAAACAATCCTGAACGCCGGGCGCTCTATTAGATACACAAGGGCAATCTTAGAAAACTGGCAAGGTCGTGGCCTACGAACAGTTGAACAAGTAAAAGCAGAAAGCAAAAAAAATAAGAAGCCGAAAGGCGGAAAGAAAGCAATGAGTGACATAGGAGTTTAACATGATTACATTAGCAGATGTCATCGAAGCATTTGAAAAGGAGTTCTATCCTCTAAGCGATTCGATGAAAGAACGCATGTTATCTCATCCTAATCCAAAGGCTGTGCTGGGGAAACTGGCACACCTTATGGATTGTGCGAGGTATGGCCATGCAGGATAAAGACGTAATTGTATTTGGCCGATGGGCCATGATGAAAATTGACAAGGTATGCCCGAAACACGGTGAACAGATGTATGCGGTCGGACCGAATCAAGTCGAGGTGTGTCAAGCTTGTGGCAAAGAGTCTATCGAACGTGATGAGCAGAAGACACAGCTGGAATACTGGAAGCTGGAAGACAAGCGGGCAGAAGCTAAACGATTGGATGTGTTGTTTAATTCGTCCATCGTTAATGCTGAATTGAGAAATGCAACTCTCGGAAACTTCGAAGCAACAACCACTAGGCAGAAAGAAATGCTTTCGGCTGCTAACAGGATAGTGGATGAATATTTCAATGGAGCGACAAATAATGTTTTGTTTCTCGGGCCAGCTGGTGTTGGTAAGAGTCATCTTGCCTACGGAATCATCAAGGAAGTATCAAATCGGACCAAGAAGCATGCGATGTTTATCAAGCTTCCGGAACTGTTGGCTAAAATCAGAAACGATTTTGGCAACGAGGAACAGACGGAGCAGAAGTGGATTGCTCGACTCTCAAAAGTTCCATTCCTTGTCTTGGACGATTTAGGACAAGAGAAGATTAGCGACTGGTCCAAGAGCATCCTATTCTCCATCCTGGACAACCGCAACTGCACGATTATTACAAGCAATCTTGAGAGTAGTGCTGATATCGAGTCGGTCTATAATCAGGCCATCATGGATCGTGCATGCAAGGGCGTTGACAAGGACCACGGGTTTAAGTTTGACGGAATGTCCAGTATGCGAAGAAAGCACTTTTGATGGAGGAAGCCATGGTTGAATTAGTTAAATACGATAGCGATCAACGAGACAAGCTGAAAAAAAACATCAAAGAACTATTAAGCCAGCGAGGGCTTAGTCGGAAAGAATTTGCTGAAAAGCTCGGATATGCAGAGAGTACAATCAACTACTGGCTACATGGTGAACGTATGCCAGACAAATTTTCGCTTGAAGCTCTCTGTGATTTCTTCGATGTTGACGATGTGGCACTTCTTGGGTCTCCCATGAAGATTCGGACATTCGCTTATTATAAGCGAGACACTTTGGTTGCATTTGGCACGATCAGAGAAATTGCTGATCAAACAGGTCTGAAAATGAACAGCTTGTATAGGCTGCTATCTCAAACTCATAAAACTGGCGAGAAGGGAACGTATATCATCGAACTTGAAGATGATACAAGATATACAATCGAGTTCAAACAGACCCTGACGATGGAAGAACTAGAAAAGCTTGGGCTTGGTTGGCTAGTAAATAGTCCGATGGCAGAGGTTAAGGAGGTAGAAGGATGAATTTAAAAGAATTAGAAAAAGCGATAGAAATTAAGCAACAAATCAAAGAATTAGAAAAAATCATCAATCATGAACTGACACCGCTTGAAAAACTTTCGATAATTAGACAAAGGCCTAAGTTTAGGTTGGCAGTGAAAACAGTAACTTCATTCTATACAACGGAGATATTCATCACTTCGGAAATTTTATCGGATGCGATCAAGGAGGCTTTAAAACAAACAGTCAAAGGTTTAAAGGCAGAATTGAAAAATCTAGGAGTTGAAGTTGAGGAGGTGGAAGCATGAATAAACAAGAGTTGATTAAACATTTTAAAGAGTTGCCTTATGTGTCAATTTCTCAAATGGGACAGAAAAGTTTTATTGATTTAATTGAACAACTAGACGAACCGCAGAAGCCAGTTATACCTAAGTTTATGGCTGATTTTATTGAAAGAGAAAGACGAAGCGGGGGTGACTTGGAAGATCTATTTATAGATATCGTTTACGAACAATATCATCTTGAGTGGTTTCGTGAAGAAAAGAATATGAATTTAGTGGCCCGTGCATGGCTTGACGGCTACACAGTCGAAGAAAAGCGGTATTTGGTTAGTCTAAGGAATGGACAACCTTTGGTTAAAACACCATTAGGGAAAGATTTTTATTTTAACCAAAATATACTAGCTGAAAAATACAAGACTACCCGAAAGGAATTAGAGCAAGCCGGCTTTGGTTGGGTGTTTGATTGCCCAGGGGTTGAGGTTAAGGAGGTGAAATAAATGGGAGAGTTGATGTATTGGGTAATGTTCTTGGCTTGTGTGTCAGTCTTAGTAATGGCAATATTTGTATTGTTCTATCAGCGTCAAGTTAATATTGATTTGAGAAATAAATATAACGATTTAAAACGAGAGCTAAATAATTGCTTTGGTTGGGAAGAATGGAATTGGGCGAATAATTTCAGAGAGTATGCTCGAAAAGTTGATTCACTTGATAAATTTCAAAGGGATATTGAAAGTCTTGAAATTATCAAGAAAGCATTAGAACTCAAAAGTTTGGAAGAATTGCAGACGAAGAAAGAACATATTGAAAGTGTAATCAAAACGTTAGAAAAATGAGGAGGTGGAGTGATGAATAAACAAGAGTTGATCGCAGCATATGAACGAGTTAGCAATTTTGCTGAAACAGTAGAAATAAAAAGTGTGATAGAAAAGCTGAAACAACTAGACGAACCACAGAAGCCAGTTGTTCCGCAGTTTGTGGCGGACTGGTATGAAGGCATTGTGGACGAGTTCTATTTTGTTTTGGAAAGACTCGTACTCAACTATAAAAATAATACTGATATGCCTATCTGTAAATGGTTTTTTGAAACAGAGGACGCTTTAACAATTCTAATTAATATGCACCAATTCGGCTATACAGTCGAAGAGGAAAAGCGGTATTATGTAAGGTTTAAATGGATTGAAGAAGCATATAGTTACTTAACCTTGATTAAGCACCTTAACACTTGGACGTTATATTCAATAACACTAGATAAAAAATTTCGTACAGAACACACCCGCAAAGAACTTGAACAAGCCGGTTTTGGCTGGGTGTTTGATTGTGAAGGTGTAGAAGTTGAGGAGGTGGAGTGATGAGATATGAATGTTCAAACTGCTGTAAAGAAATCGAAGACGAATTTCTTTCAGTGCAAGAAAATCATGTTATCCTTGCGTTATTCAATGATGTCGAAAATTGTTTTTGCAGTCAGGAATGTGTAAATGATTTCTTAATGATCGAATCTAAATATTTATCAAATGGAGATTTGCCATACGATAGCGAGGAGGTGGAAGAATGAAATTATTATACTTAAGATACGAGCCTACACATAGCGATTTTATTCTTGATGCCAGTGTTATTAAAACAATAGTACCAGTAGGTAATTATCAAAACGCTTCATTCATGATTTACGATCAAAATGACGAGACTTATGAGTTTGATCATATATATTATCATGGTGAGCTTATTCGAGTATATGAAGTGACTACGTTATATGAGTATCTAACAGATGAAAACGCAGGAGGTTCAAGATGATACCAAAATTTAGAGCGTGGGACAAGACCGACAAGGAAATGTATTTGGTGGATGAAATAAATTTTAACCGTGGTGAATTTGAATCTATTGGGTGCGGTATCACATTCTTACGTGGGGCAGATAAAGTTGAACTCATGCAATCAACAGGGTTGCATGACAAGAACGACAAAGAAGTCTTTGTCGGAGATATTATAAAATGTACCAGAGGATGTCCTCACGAAGTATACCTAGAAAAAGAATATGGTGGTACTTACGTAGGAGGCATGCCTGCTATATATCTAAAAGGTATAAGAGAGGGTTATGCGTGGACAGGGGATGAGGAAATCCTGGGCAACATCTACGAAAATCCAGAATTGTTGGAGGTGGAATGATGGAAGAAATTATTATGGCTTCATTGCCTAATAAAGAATTAAATCGTTTGATTAAAATTGAAATTGCTGTTGAGAATTTAATCGAGAATGGGCTTCTTGATGAAGATGTGTTTAACCAGTATTTGAAGGAAGCATAAGAGGAAGAGGTAGAAATATGATAAAAAAATTATTGATCACAGTTTTTGTTTGTTTGTCTTTTATAACACTATCAGGGTGTGGAAATAAAGATATTATTGGAACAACTTTTACTTTCAAATACGCAATAATCAGAATAGCTGACGGACGAATTGTCGAAGGTGAAGTGAAGCAATGGGCAAAATATGACAAACAAGATAGTATTCGTGTGACTTTTGAAAATGGCGAGGTATATTACACTCACTCAAGCAATGTAACACTGTATAACAAATAGATAGGAATTAACATGGACTTACAAAAAAGGAGTAACAAAATGAAACGACCGAATAGATATCCGTATACAAGAAGTCAGTGGGAAGAGACAACGACGGCGGTTTGTTCGTATAGCAACGGAAAATATGAACTGTTTAGAGGTCTTGAAAACAAATTCACAGGAGAAAGAGTAGAGGTGAAATAGATGGATCTACAAAATATCGTCTTCCTTGGTTTCGTTGGAGGTTGGCTGGGAGGACTTGCGTGGGCTTCGATTGTTTCAATCAAATCCAATGAGACAAAGAAGGAGAACGAAGCAATGAAAAAACTTATCCGGCAGCAAAACGATGTGTTGACCGTAACGTTGAACCGTGAAAGAAAACTAAAAGAACAAATGAAAGAGGAAAAGCATGGATGAACTAATTAAAAGAATCGAAATTTGGTCAATTGATCGTGGGTTAAACAACCAAGATAGTGGCAAGCAAATCTTGAAATTGATTGAAGAATTTGGGGAATTGGTTCAAGGTCATCTAAAAAATAACGTTGACCAGATCAAAGACTCCATCGGTGACATGATGGTTGTCATGATTATCTTTTGCCAGCAAGAGAATATTAAAATCAAAGATGCACTGAATAGAACATCTGTCGGACTATTCAACGAACGGCACTTGAAAGATGTTGACAGCTGTCTTAAATTCACACTGCGTCACATCAGCCAGCTTGCAGACCGTCCGAGATTCTGGCCGGAATTAGACTTAGCAGCCATCACAGATAGCATCGCAAATGTTGGGGGGGCTTACGATTTAACGGTAGAAGAATGTCTTCGAGCTGCTTACGAAGAAATTAAGGACCGGAAAGGGAAAATGGTCAATGGTGTCTTCGTCAAAGAGGAGGACATCAAATGACATATGTTGTAAGAAAGTATGAAGGGCATTGCATGTGGGAAGGGACTCATCCAGCGAGAGCGAATGATACAGAGTTCGAAACACTGCATGAAGCCTTGGCATACAGAGCTACACTAACAGGCATGATTGAAATATTCAAAAGAGAGGTGATTGAATGAACCTACGAAGTCGCTATGGATATCTTATCCTGGCACTGAAACAATATCCATTTGACAAAGAAATCAAGGACCGAATCGAAGAAATCGAAGTACCTTGGAAGCCATCTGATCCTAACACTGGCATCAAGAGTAACAAGACAGTTACTCCGAAAGCACTATCAGACATCATCAAGAAAGAGTCAGATCCAGAATTGCATCGACTCGAATTGATGAAAGAAGCCATTTCTTCAGTCAAGGTTTTAACTCCAGAAAACGAATGGACTGCAATCAAAGCAATCTACATCGACGGAACTCTAACAGTTGAGGGAGCATCAATCAAATACTTGCATTGTAGCAAGTCATTGACCTACAAAGAGGTTATCGAACCATTCTTCAACAAGCTTGAGAAGAAAATCTTTGAGTTGTCAGCTAACAGCAAATTTAAAATAAATTTGGAAAAAAGTTAAAAATTTGACTGAAATCGTGGAAAAATTTTAAAAAAAGGGTGCTAAAATTGTATTATCGGGTAAAACCGAACCGATGGATCCTTATGAAACGGGTTGGGAGTTAGCTCAGTTGGTAGAGCGGTCGGGTTATGACCGGCGTGTCACAGGTTCGAATCCTGTACTCCTAATATCAGTCAAGTCAGCACAAGCTGGCTTTTTATTTTACCTTGGAAGGAGGTGAGTCAATGAACATTGTGGACCCAATCAGGGACAAAGATGATATCCAAGCGATGAAGGAATATCTGAGAGAGTGGAATGAAAGGAACTATCTGCTCTTTTTATTTGGAATAAATTCCGGTCTGCGTGTGGGAGATATCCTACAAGTGAGAGTCAAAGACGTGCAAGGATGGTACATCAAAGTCAAAGAACAGAAGACTGGGAAGCGGAAGCAACTCAAGATGACAAAGACTTTGAAAAAAGAAATCCGAGAGTATATCAAAGATAAGCCATTACATCATTATCTATTTCAAAGCCGGATAGGTAAGAACAAGCCACTCGATAGACGAACAGTTGACTGGATACTGAAGACTGCTGCGATCGAATGTGGAATTGAAAACATCGGGACGCACTCGATGAGAAAGACATTCGGCTACCACTACTACAAAAAGACCAAAGATGTGGCAATGCTCATGGATTTATTCAATCATTCATCTCCTGCAATCACACTTCGATATATCGGAATTAGACAAGATCAACGAGATAAAGCGATGTCTAATTTTGATTTATAGTTAATAATTAGACATAACGAGGAAAACGCTAATTTGTTTCATCAAATCTCCGTGGTCCATTTATTTTACTAGCTTTTAAATAGTGGTGCGAATCAGACAGAATATAAGATATGTCTAATTCAAGAGAGAAAAACAAAAGGATTTTCAGAAATACAATAAACAATTTCAGAAACAACCGAATGAAACAAACATTTACTAGTGAGAAGAAAGCAAAATGGAAATTGATGTTGAGACTCGAGAAAGTCGCAGAGAATTTTATAACTCAGATTCATGGAGAAAGTTGAGGCTCGAAGCTTTGAACAGAGATCATCACGAATGTGTTTGGTGTCGAGATGAAGGAAGAGTGACAAGAACTCTTCTAGAAGTTGATCACATCAAAGAGCTTGAGTATTATCCAGAACACGCATTAGATCTAGACAATCTTCGAACTCTTTGCAAGGAATGCCACAATAAACGACACAATCGATTCCAATTCCGCAAGTCTTCCAAAATGGAAAACAAAAATTTCAGAACTGACGAATGGTGGGGGTGAAATTTGTTGAACGAAAAAATTTTAAGACCCCCCGGTCGAAAAAATTCGAAGAAATCAAGCGCCAGGGAACCGGTGGGAGGGGTCAATTATCCAAATATTTATCAAAAAAATGAAGGGGGTGGGGGCTAATGGAAGAATACACAGAAAAAAATATAAAAGATTTAGAAAATCAGTTACTTTCTAAAATCGGGAATTTCAGCACACGAAAAAAAGATGCTGTCCAGTATGAAAAAGTCCATCGATATATTTATCTGGTCCGATTGCTTTACGATCTAAAAGAGAGGCTTCATCAAGACGGCCTGGTCATCACTGTGCATAATGGTCAGCAACGATTCCAAAAAGCAAACTCGCTGATTAAGGAAATCAACACTACCAGCAATCAGCTTTTGGCCATTGAACGATCTTTTGATTTTGAGATTGAAAATTCGCCAGTCGAGAAGAAACCATCATCGGATGGAAGTGATCTATTGTGATTTCGCATCCTCTGATTGATGAATATATTGAACTTGCTGAATCGGGAAAAATCAAAGTCAATAAAGAACGCTCGCTCTTATTCAAAATCATCAAAGAAAAAATCTATCCAAGGGATGATTTGTATTTTGATAATATTTTGATTGAGAAATATATCCAGTTCACTGAGAAGAATTTCTTCCCACTGGCCAAGTATCAAAAATTCATCACGCCATTTATTTTTCTTTTTAGGAAAGAGGATGGTGAACCTCAATTTGATGAAATATTGTTGACTCTGTCCCGTGGGGGAGGGAAGAATGGTTTCATGTCAAGCCGAGCCGCTTTCTTTATCAGCCCTCTCTATCCTGTCAGAGATTACGATGTGACTATCACAGCCAACTCTGAAAAACAAGGGAAGGTCTCATTCGAGGAAGTTTATGAAACTGTCCAGCGAAGAGGACTGGAAGACCATTACTATTTGACAAAGATGTCTATTACAGGCCGAGGAAATAACTCGGTCTTTTCTTATCGAACAAACAACCCGAAGACAATGGACTCGGCTCGTGATGGTTGTCTTGAATTTGATGAAATTCACCAGTTCGAAAATGACTCTGCTGTTAAAATCCAGCGGTCAGGGCTTGGTAAGATTGCCCACGCTCGTACTTTTTACAATGGTACCAACGGGCACGTACGTGAAGGGTTCTATGACAAGCTGATTGAGAAGTCGATGAAAATCTTGAATGGTGAACTTGATGAGTTTCGCTTATTCCCGTTTATCTGCAAGTTGGATGATCCGGAAGAAGTGGACGATATGAGCAACTGGCCAAAAGCGAATCCTATGCTGGATGAGACAACTCCTTACGCCAAGCGTCTACTGGCTAGAACGAAAGCCGACTATGACGACCTAGAACTGGAGCCATCAGGCAGACAAGAGTTTATGACCAAGCGGATGAATCTCCCAGAAGCGGACCTCGAGAAAGATGTGACGACTCGTGATAAGTTGCTCGCTACTTTGAGGGATGCAGACATTGAACTTGTCGGAAGGTCATGTGTGGCTGGATTTGACTACGCAAGCATCCGAGATTTTGCATCTGTTGGCTTGCTATTTAAGGACGGCGATGACTTTATTTGGAGGCAGCACAGTTTTGCTCGGAAGACGTTCCTTGATGCGTTTAAAATCAAGGCTCCAATCCGTGAGTGGCAAGAGCAAGGGATTTTTACTGTCGTAGATGGACCAAGTATAGATCCACGGTTGCTGGTCGCTAAGCTGAATGAGTGGCGTAAGCTATACAATATTGAGCTAGTATGTGCCGATGGTTTTCGGATGGACTTGCTGAAGCCGTTACTGGAAGAAGCTGGTTTTGAGTTTGAATTTCTTCGCAATCCAGGAGCTATCCAATCCAAGGTTGCACCAATTATCGAGGATGGATTTGCGAATGAGAGATTTAATTTTGGAAATGATAGGTCAATGCTGTGGTATACAGATAATACCTTCGTCAAGGAAGACAAGGACGGAAACAAGAGGTTCTTGAAGAAGGAACCGGTGAGACGCAAGACCGATGGCTTCCACGCTTTTATTGCTGCTCTCTACAAGAGAGAAATCATCCAGGAAAGCACTGTGGGTGAATTCCTTGATGTGATTGAAGATTGGGATTTTTAGAAAGGAAAACCAAATGAACAAACGAATGAAGAAGAAACAAGGCTTACAGAATGAAGTTGAAATCTTGAAGTCAGAAGTTGCTGTACTGAAGGGCGAGTTGAATACTCTAAGTCAAGCCTTAAAGCGTCATGAAGATGCTTGCAGTGAGAATATCGAGCAGACGAACAAAGAGTTTGAGGCTATCAGACAAGATATGAAGCGCTCGAAGAAGTCGTTCTTTAAACGATAAGGGTGAAATCCCGGGTGGGCGGTTGGCATAAAATTTAAGAAAGGAGGAGGTGCCTTGGGATGGCTAAATTTATTCAAGCGAGAAGTTCCGGAACCGAGTTTTGAGTTTGATGAGCTGGAGCGGATTTTTGGAAATCTGCAATTAAAGAGCTTGTCGATTGATAAGGCTGCTGAATTTGTGGCCCGCATCTTTGCAAGGTCTGAGTTCAAATTTATTGAGAACGGGAAGAAGAAGGCTACTGATTGGGATTACCTGCTAAATGTAAGACCCAACAAGAATGAGTCAGCTTCTGAATTTTGGCAAAAGGCTATTTATCGCTTATTGACCAAGAATGAAGTCCTAATCTTTCTATCGAATGATGATCAGCTATTAATAGCTGACTCGTACATTCGTCAAAAATATGCTGTGTATGATGATACATTCACGTCTGTTACTTGTCAAAATTATACTTTCCAAAAACCATTCAAGATGAACGAAGTCATTTTCTTGCAGTATAACAACAATCGTCTTCAAGAGTATTTCACTCAGTTGTTTAATGATTACGAGAAACTACACACTCGGCTAGTCGAAGCGCTGGCACGGAACAATCAAATCCGTGGGGTCCTTAGCACAAGGACAAATGCGAGCTTTGACGATAAGAAGCGTGAGAAGATGCAGAGATATGCAGACGGCCTCTTTAAGTCGTTTACAACCAAAACGGTTGCGATTGTTCCAGCTCAAGAAGGGATGGAATATTCTGAGCTGACCAATACCACAGGGACTTCTAATCTGTCCGTGGATGAGCTCAAAAAGCTTCGTCGGCAGTTTGATGATGAAGTGGCCGATATCTTGGGAATCCCTACTGCGCTGATGCATGGAGATATGGCAAACCTCGAGAATAGCCAGAAGATGTTTAATAGCTATTGCTATCAATCGCTTGTGAAGAAGATGAGTGATGGCCTGAACTTCGCTTTGCTAAGCAGAAGCGAGTACAAGGGAAACAAACGTCTTGTCATCATCGGTGAAGGTCAGAGGGATAAATTCTCACTTGCTCAGAGTATTGACAAATTGATTTCTTCTGGATCCATGCTTATCAATGAGGTTCGTGAGGAACTTGGTCTTGAAGCTGTACCGTGGGGCGACAAGCCTCTGATCACTAAGAACTATCAACTTGGTGAGGATGTAGAGAAGGGAGGTGAAAAAGAAGATGAAAGTGATTCCGATTAAGGGAACCATTGTATCGAACGATGATGTTTGGATGTATGATTGGTTCGGTTGGGACTGTACCGCTCCTAAAAACGTCGTACTTCCGGAAACTGGTGAGGACATTGAAGTCCATATCAATTCGGGCGGCGGTGATGTGTATGCTGGTAGTGAAATCTATACCGCTTTGCGGTCCTACTCAGGGAAAGTAGTTGTTAAGATCGTGGGCATTGCTGCAAGTGCAGCAAGCGTCATTGCTATGGCTGGTGACGTGGTAGAAATTAGCCCTACTGCACAAATCATGATCCATAACGTGTCGTCACGAGTTGACGGAGACCACAACACTCTACTGCATGAAGCTGGAGTGCTTGAAGGTTTTAATAAATCTATCGCAAATGCTTATGTCGACAAGACTGGTAAGGCATTAGATGATTTATTGGATCTGATGAATGAGACAACCTGGTTCGACGCTAAATCAGCAGTCAAGGAAGGATTTGCTGACCGTGTCATGTTTAGCGGGGAGATTGCTCCAACATTTGCTGCAAACGAAACTCCAATGATCCCACATGACTTTATCGACAAAATGAAATCAGTAATGACTCCTGATGTTGATAAAATCGCTGAGCTGGTAGCTAATAAGTTAGAAGCTCGACAAATTGAAAAAGAGACTTTTGAAAATAGCGAATTTGTACAGAAAAAATTAAATATTCCAGAAAGTCCAGAAAATAACACAAACGAGGCTGTACCGAAAGGGTTCAGTCTTTTTGCATTTTAGAAAGGAAAAATACTAATGCCAATGAAATTATCTAACAAATTCAACGAAATTCGTCAGAACTTTTTGAACGCTGTATCAAACGGTGCACCTCAAGAAGAACAAGCGAAGCTCTACAATGAAATGATCGAATTGATGACTAACGAAATGATGGAACAAGCTCGTCAAGCTGCTCATGAGGAAGTTTCAGCGATGAATCCTTATGACGCTAAATTGACTGCCGAAGCTCGTGAGTTCTTCAACGACATCGATAAGACTGCCCCTGCGGGAGTTGAAAAACTCTTCCCACAAGAAACAATCGACCGTATCTTTGAAGATGTGGTGAACTCTCGCCCGCTCTTGCAACATATTGGGTTGCGCAACGCTGGCATCCGCCTTAAATTCCTCACATCTAATCAAACTGGACAAGCTCTTTGGGGCAAAATCAATGGTGCAATTCAAGGTCAGTTGAAACAAGCCTTCAACGAAGAAGAAGCAATCCAAAACAAGCTGACAGCATTTGTAGTCATTCCGAAAGACTCCGAAAAATTTGGCCCTGCTTGGTTACAATCATTTGTTTCTGCTCAGATTACAGAAGCATTCGCAGTTGCTCTGGAAGCTGCTTTCTTGAACGGTGACGGAGATGACAAACCTATTGGTCTTTCTCGCACTCTTACAGGAACTGCATCTGGCGGTAAAACAACTTATGCAGAAAAAACTGCTGAAACTACAAAACTTACGTTCGCCGACTCCGCAACAGTTGTCAAAGAGTTAACAACTGTACACAAATATCACTCTGTCAAGTCTGATGGTAAGTCAGTGGCAGTTGAAGGCAAGGTCGTGATGGTTGTAAACACAGCGGATGCATGGGATGTCAAGAGACAATACACTTCCCAAAACGCTCAAGGAACGTATGTGACAGCAATGCCATACAACTTGATCTTGGTTGAATCAGTTGCTCAAACTGCTGGCAAAGTGACTACATTCGTGAAAGGTCGCTACGATGCATTTGTAGGTGGCGGAATCGAATTTGGTCGCTTTACTGAAACTTACGCTCTCGAAGACTTGAACCTCTACACTGCCAAGCAATTTGCTTACGGTAAGGCACATGATGAAAAGACTGCTGCGGTTTGGGAATTGAAAATTAAACAATAGGTGGTGACACCGAATGGAAGAAACAAAACAACTTCATCCGCTTCTGGGAGCATTCAAGGAGCGGATGAAAATCTTTCATGATGCAGAAGACGGGAATCTTTCAAGGATGTTAGTTTCATCCGAAAAAGCAATTCTTGACTTAACAGGAGCATTTGATTTGTCAGATTCTCGCACTGAAGAGCTTGTTTTGGAACGTGCAAGATATTTGTACAATGATCAGGTCGAGTTTTTCTTTGCAAATTTTCAAGGAGAACTCCTTGAGTTATCACTTCAAAACCACCCAATAGGAGGAAAAGAGTGCTAGAGACAATCCAAGATTTCTTTGACTTAAAAGAAAATGTCGTTCGACACGTTGGAGACATTTTTGAAGTTGATGAAGATCGAAAAAATGAATTGATGAAGAAATTACCTGATTTTGTTAAAGAGTATGATTTAGTAGCTTCGAAAATTCCAAACGAAGATGTAGCTGTGGAAGATGAATAAGCCTGAGTTTAAATACAAGAAACCAGAAACCAATACAAGCGAATTAAGAACTCCAGTAGAGTTTTATAACTCAAAAGTACTTGAAGGATTAGATGGCAGGGATGTGACTTTTGAAAAAGTATTTTATACATTTGCAAAAGTCTACTCACCTAGTTTAAAGGATATCGAAATTTCGACAGGAAAATTGATGACTGCAAAGATGACCTTAAAAATAAGAGATCCTTTAACAAGCTATCAACCTGATAATAAGCACTTCGTACAAGTGAATGATCACCGATTAGAAAATAAAAAATGGCAGATCATTGACGTTCGCCCCGATTATGACAATCGTGATTATTTAATTGTTGTTATTGGTGGTCCAAATGGCTAGTGGTGCTACATTAAGAGGCTTCGATGAAGTCATCCGGAATTTAGAGGCAAAGCTTGGCGATGCGAAAGTGAGAAGATCTGCAAATAGAGCCTTGAAAGGTGCAGCAACTGAAACACTCGAAGACTTTAAAGTCGCCCTGCAAGTTTTCAAAGATACCGGAGAAACAATCGAAAGCGCAACAGTCGGAAATGTAACGGGTGCTTTTGAAGGAGTGCCAATGGTTAAGCTTGGTTTTGGCGCTGGATCACGTT